GGTCGCAGGCGGTGGGCGGTGGTGCCGGCGTGGCGTCGGCGGGGGTGTCGTAGGGGCTGCACGCGGCAGCGGCGAGGGACAGGACGATGATGGTGGCGATGAAGGCGCGGCGCACGGGCCACTCCTGACGGTGGACGACAGATGCACCCGGCGCGGTGGCCGGGGAAGGTGCTACGGGGTGAAGATGGGGGCACCCTGGTAGGGGCGCTGGTGACGGAACGTCAGCCGGGCGGGTCCACGTGGGCTTCGATCGCGCCGGTCAGGCCGTGCACGGAGGCGCAGAACGTCTGCTGCGTGTGCTCCACCGAGGACAGCCGCTCGGCCTGCTCGATCTGGCGGCGCTCGATCACGGCGAGGCGCGTGTCCTGGCCGGTCTGGCCGTCGAGCAGCTTGGCCATCATCTCGGCGATGGTGCCGTGGCCGTTCGGTGTGCCGATGCGCTCCTCGTGGGACTTCTTCGCAGCGAGGCCGATCAGCGCCGACGCGATGGAGGCGAGCGCGGCCACCAGGGCGACGAGCACGGTGGCGGCTGCGGCCCACTGGCCATCGGTGAGTGCGAGGATCTGGCTCACTTCTTCGCCGCCAGGGCGCTGATGGCGGTGATGAGCCGCTCGTCTACGCGGCTGGTGCGGTCCGGGGTGCCGGACGCGGTCAGCCAGTTGGCCTTCGTCTTGAGCGCCACGACGGTGCGCACCGTGGCCTCGTCGTAGGTGCCGGTCACCCGGTTGCCGGTGAGGAGTTGGAGCTCGGCCACCTGGTTGTCCCGGCCGCCGAGCTTGTAGATCGTGCGGTCGTTGGCACCGGCGACGAAGGTGCGGTAGTACCGGCCGGCGTTCGGCTCGACCGGGTCCGCCGCTGGGCCCTGGGCGACGGCGGCGATCAGCGTCGGCATCTGGCGAATCCGAGCGGGGCCGGGGCAGGACTTCGCCACCGGGGTCCACGGGCCGGGCGCACCGAACTGGATGTGCCAGCCGATGCCGGTGCCGTCCCAGCGCGGGCACTTGATCTTCGGGATGCCGTGGGTGTCGCAGCACCAGCGGACGAGGTTGATGATGGCCTCGAACTGCGCGGGTGGCCACGGCTCGGTGGCCGAGCGGGACGACTCGGTCTCGATCGAGATGGCGAACCCGTTGGCTTTGTTGTTGGCGTCGGCCCGCACGTTCGTGTCGATGTACTGCTCGACGGTGCCATCGGTGCCCACCCAGAAGTGGGACTCGAGGTTGGACGAGCGCAGGAAGAAGTTGTAGAGCGACCCACGCCCGGCGGCCGAGTGCATGATGACCACGCGTGGCCAGATGCGCCCCTGCGTGCGGCTCTCAGGCAGCAGCCGCCGCAGGATGCCGGCCTTGCGTTCGGTGCGCTTGGCTTCCGGGTAGAGGGCCACCGCTCAGCCCTTCGTGGAGGTGTTGGCGACGGCGAGGCCGTTGCCCAGCACGGCGGCGGCGACACCGAGCCAGAGGGTCACCTCGGACTCGGAGACGAGGCCACGGGCCACGACCACGAGGGACACGGCGGCGAGCACGCGGTAGATGTAGGCGCGCTGTGACTCACTCATGGTTTGGACTCCTGGGTTAGTTGCCTGTGTGGATGAAGAAGCGGGCGCCGACGGCGGGCTTGGCAGCGTCGAAGAAGTAGACCTGCACGGTGCCGTCGGTGTTGACGACGAGCGAGGCGCCGCCGTTCACGGTGGCGTCGAGGGTGCAGTACCCGCCGTACTTGTCGTATGCGGCGGGCCGGCATCCGGGCGGCAGGGTGAAGGCCACCGAACCGGAGGCACCGCCGACGATGCCAGCCACGTCGACTTCGACCATGTGGGGGGCGGTCCGACGGAAGCGGACAGGGTCGACCGGTGCCACCCAGCTATTCGTCAGGGCCAGGTTCGTCCAGCCGAGGTAACAGGTCAGGTCGTACACCAGCACCTCGGCGTCGTCCCACACGAATCCACCGGTGAGGGTGCCCTCAACCGATGACCCCAGGTAGAGCTTCACCGTGGCGGCGTCACTCACGTGGGTGTTCAAGCTCGACGCATCGGCGAGGGTGACGTAGGTCAGCCGTGTCGCGGTCTGCGGGGCGATGAGCTGTTCGACCTCGCCCCACTCGGTGACCGATCCCGGCTCCGAGATGCAGGCGTAGAGACCCCACCGGTTGCCGGCGTCGGACTCCGACGTGAGCTTGCTCGTCCACACCATGATGAACCGGTCGGCCAGGCCGCTCATGCGGATGCATGCCGACCACGCCGGATAGGGGGCGCCGACGATGATCTCCGTGGAGTCGCCGCCGAGGCCCAGCTCGGTCCACGCGCCTTCGTGCCACTTGTAGAACACGGCGGCAGCACCGCCACCGGCCCAGGTGACGACGCTCGAGAGGGTCGCACGGGCCACGGCGAAGGCGCCTCGGCGGTTGCTGGTGCGCTCCGAGAAGAACACGTAGACGTAGCTGCCAAACACGACCATGTTCCCGCCGGCGAGGTCGTGCCAGGCGTCGGCCGCAGTGTCGCCGACGGTCGCCGTGACGATCTTGCCGAGGTCAGTCCACGTGTCGGGGGCCGAGGTCGATGCGACGGCCAGGCCAGCCGACGACATGAACACGCTGGGGTTGCCGTCGAGGTGGTCCTCGTAGTGGATGAGCTTGATGATCTTGCCGCCGCCGATGTCGTAGACGGTGCCGCCCGCGGCGTAGTCGGCTGGCTCGACGGTGGTGAGCTCGATGTTGTTGGCGATCACGGTGCCGAGGAGCTCGGACGGCGTCGCCACCCACCGGGCAGAGTTGGCGCTGTTGGCGGCGAAGCCGTAGGTGGTGCCGCTACCGCTGTCCGTCCAGAAGCCGATGCCACCGTCGGGCCAGTAGGGGTAGGCGGTGAGACCGGCGGCCTGGCGTTCGGCGGCGGTGACGGTCTGCGCCGCCTGTTGGGTCAAGACGAAGTGCACCGCGTGTTCGATGCGTGCCGTCGCCTGGATGGTGGCGTGCTTGGCGAGGTCCGACTCTGTGCCGGTGCCAGTGCCAGACGCCAGGGCCACCATCGCCTGGAAGGCCTGATCGAATCCGTCCTGCACGTTGTCGGCGGTGACGCCGATGCCGGCGTAGTCGGTCAGATCGACGGCGATGTCATCGGCAGGGATGACACCGGTGAACGTGGGCGGCACCGGCGATGCCACCTGAATGGCGTTGTCCGCCCATGAGATCGGCGTGGCGGACACCGGCACTTCGATGCTGCGGACGAGGTTGCTCACCGAGCCGACCATCGACAGGCGGTAGAACGTGCCGGCCGGGGTCAGCTCCGCGTTCGGGATCATGTCGATCTCGGCGTGGCCAGCGGAGTCGAGGCGCACCGTGCGGGCGTCGCTAATGACATCGTCGCCGGTCGACCCACCGGCGCCGCCGTCGACGAGACGGTAGGACACCTCTCGGCCGGCGCAGGGCTCGCCGTCGGGGTAGAGCGCGTCGATCTCGATGGTGGTCCAAGTCATGGGGCGGTGTCCTAACTGATGGCGAAGTCGAGGGCCACGGTCAGCCCGGATTGGGGGGTCCACGTCCACGTCTCGCCCTGAACCTGCACGTCACGCACCACCACATCGCCGCCACCAGGCGGGGTGTAGGACACGCGCACCATGCGCTCAAGGTCGACGTACGACAGCAGGTAGGTGGTGGACGTCGTCGGGTAGTCCTCGGCCGACAGGTAGATCGTCACCGACTCCATCTCGATCGGTGGTTTCGCGTACCGGCCCACCGTGCGGGCGGCGATGGCCTTGGCGTGGCCGTCGCCCTCCACCAACAGCGCCTGGCCCGCTGCACGCTTCCCGTAGCGGGCGATCGACGTGGCGTCGCGCTCCTCGTGCACCACCGGCTTGACGACACCGTCCTGATCCGGCACACCGTGGGACACCTGCGCCACGTTGACGACCCGGTCCAGCCGGCTGCCGGTGCGCTGCACCTGCGAACGGCGCGTCACCGGGGCACCGGAGATCAACGTCGGCGACGGCTCATCGGTCAGGTGCAGCCGCTTCGTCGCGTAGGTCGCTGCCCGCGACGAGTCCTCCACGGCGAGGATCGACCGGACCCGCACCCGCCCCGACCGCAGCGTGTACAGGTCGCCACCGATGCCGTCAGCGAGGTCGGTGAGGGCGCCGCCCAAGGTCGACGGCACCGAGCCAAGGTCGCCCATCCCCCACAGCGACACGTACCCCGGGTCGCTCGAGTAGTCGTAGTACGGCGACAGCGTCGTCGGCGCCGGATGCCACTCGGCTTCTTCGCCGCTCTGCTTCGTCCACCCGGCGATGTCGTAGAACCGCTGCACCCGGGTCGCGAGGCTGTCGCCGCGGTACAGGTTGGGGTTCGCGACGAACCCGGACAACACCGCGGCCACCCCGTCGGTGAGGGTGCCCCGCCCGAACAGCACCTCATCGAACGCGGCCGTGAGACCGTAGGACGAACCGCCGGTGATGAGCGTGCCGGCGTTGCTCACGCTCGGGATGCTCGTGGTCTTCGTGTCCTCGCGGACCCCGTCGACCCACAGCGAAACCCGCACGCCACCTTCGATGGTGACCAGGATCGTGTGCGGCTTGCCGTCGTGCCAGAGGTCGCCACGGGCCGGTGCGGTCAGGGTGTTGACCAGGGTGCCGGCGCTGTTCCACATGCGGAACCGGATGTCCGCCGACGTCGGCGAGTCGATCTGCCAGTACCGGTCGTTGGCGACCTCGTCGTAGACCGACGCGATGGACTGCGTACCGGACCCGGCGAGCGCCATGCGCTCGGCCCGCCAGGTGATCGCGAACCAGGTGTCGTCGACGTCGCCGGCCGGGAACACCCACGACTCCTGGACCTGCATCTCGGCGCCAGAGGTCAGCGCCCACGCGACGCCGTCGACCTCGCCCGACTCGCTGGGCAGCAGCGACGGGATGTAGGACGCCGTACCGCCGCCGACACCGCCATAGGTGGCGCCAGCGTCGACCTCGTTGTCCCACGAGCCGTCGAGGTTGCCTCGAACCCAGATGTCCGGGTCAGCCTGCGACACGACCTGCGACCACAGGCCCTCGGTGAGCGACAGGTTCGCGAACAGGCCGAGGGCGTCGAACGCCTCGAATGCCACCGTCGCGGCCGTGCCGTGGGGGGCATCGTCGCAACGCCACGCCTCGGGGCCGAGGAACATGCGGCCGGCCAGCTGGTAGTAGTCGGGGCCGCCACCGTCGTCCCACTCCACGAAGCACCGCACCGGACAGAGTGGCATGCCGATGTCGTCGTCCCACGGCACCAGGCCGTCGGGGTTCAGCGGGTCCAACATGCGATCGGCGTTGTCGAGCACCGCCGTGATGGTCGCCACACCGAACTTGGCGGTGCTCTCGGAGCGGCCCCGCTTGTACTGGAACGACATCACCCGGTCCGTCAGGTCGACCCAGTCCTCATCGGCGGGGACGTCGAGCGGGCCGAGCTCGGGCGCGACCTGCACGTACAGCTTCGGGTCGGCCATCAGCCCACCACGCCGGCAGCGAGGATCGGGCGGGCCTGGTTCCGGGCCGCCCGGTTCATCCCGTCAGCGACGAGGTCCACGAGCTGGCGCTCGGTGACCACCGTCCCGTGCACGTTGATGACCACCTGCGTTCCACCGGTGGCCGCCGACGCGAAGCGGGCACCACCGGAGGCGCCGGACATCATCGCCCGCATCTGCGCGCTTGCCGAGCCACCACGGCTGATGGCCACCTGGCCGTTCAGGATGGCGAGCTGGTCGGTCGTGGCGCGCTGGCCGGCCACGATGGCCTTGATGCCGTCGTCGGTCGACTTCTGGAGCTTGCCCTGGGCCTTGAGCTGGCGCTCGAGGATCTGTCCGACGTCGGTGAGGTCGAACGCCGAGGCCTTGGACGGTGCAGCCGGATCGGACGGACCGGTCGGCAGGGTCGGGGCCGTGGGCTTCTCGCCCTTGTCCCACGCCGGACCACGGTCACCGCTGCCCGGGCCGGTCGGCCCCTTGTCGCCGTTCGACGGGCCACGGTCACCGCTGCCGGGACCGCGGGGACCCTTGTTGCCAGGGGCGCGCCCACCGCCCATGGCGCCGAACCCGGAGCCACCGGTGGTCGACCATGAGGCGCCGTCCGACGCACCGCCGAACCCGCCCCGCTTCATGCCGCCGGCGCCGGACTGGCCGAGCAGGGCGGCCGTCGTGGCGGCGTCGATGACCTGACCGTTCTGGCCGAACATGGCCAGCTCGGGGCCTTCCTCGCCCACCAGGTACAGCTCGCCCTTCTCGACCGGGCCGCCCTTGGCGCGCCCGGAGGCGGAGAAGGCGATCCGGCTCAGGTTCGCCGACAGGGTGGCGCCGAGAGCGGAGATGCGGGAGGCCAGCGCGTCGAGCGCGGAGTGCGCCCGGGACGTGTCGGCGGTGACGATCACGTGCCCGTTCGGCAGGGTGGTGACCTTGCGCCCGAAGGTGTCCACCTCGGTGGTGACCGTCTTGGCGTTGGTCTTGATGATCGTTTCGATCTGCTCCGGGGTGAGACCCATCGTCGCGTTCATGTACGCGAGCTCGGACTCCGAGACGTGGGCGCTGTTGGCCGTGTCGTTCAGCCGGTCGGAGTAGCCCTGCAGGACGGCGGTCGCCTCGCTCGCCGACCCGCCGTTCTTGAGGATCTCGATGGCGGCAGCCACGGCAGCGTCACGAACCGACAGCATGGACTGAGCGTTCGCGTTGCCGGCGACGGTAGCGATGTCCAGCGAGGCGCCGTTCGTCTTGAGCGACTCAGCGAAGCTCTGCAGCGACCCCTCAATCTCGATCTGCGCCGACAGGTTGCCGGTCATCTCGTCGTAGAAGTTGGAGATGGCCGAGCGGGCGGCCTCGGCCGCGCCGGGGATCTCACCGAACTTCTCGCCGATCCCCCGCACCGCATCGCCCATGCCGGCGAACGACTCAGTCGCACCGGACATCGCCTCACCGAGTGCGATCGTCTTGCCGGTGAGCGGGTCGATCGTGAGGCCCAGCTCGTTGTTCGCCTTGGCCTGCTGCTCGGTCGCCGTGCGGGCACCCGGGAGGATGCCCTCGAGCTTCTGGAACGCGGCCACCAGCTCGCGGCCCTTGGCCGTGTCCATGCCACCAGCCGCGGCGATCTGCGCCTGGGCGTAGCTGCGCCACTCCTGGCCGCCGGCGATCAGCGCCTCGTTCAGCTCGGCGATGTTGACGCCGGTGTCCTCGAAGGCCTTGGCGTTGTCGCCGATGAAGTCCGGCAGGGTCGACGTGGTGAACACGTCCTCCACGGTCCGGCCGGTGCGCATCGACTCCTCGGCGATCCCCTTGATCGCGGCCTGGAGCTCGGCGGCGCGCTTCGATGCCTTCGCCTGCTCGTCCTGCCAGGCGTAGAGGATCGCGCCGAACCCGACGAACGCCGCACCGCCACCGACGGCCGCGGTCGACAGCCCGCTGATCTTCTGCGAGAACCGGCCCGTGGGGCCGAGGGCGCCGTCCATGGACGACTTGAGCATCTCGGTGGCGGCCTGCGTCTTCGTGATGCCACGCGTGGCGGCCACACCGTCGAGGCCCTGCGAGAGCGTGCGGGCGAGATCCGCGCCCTTCTTGCCGGCGGCGGCGGCCTGGCCACCGAACGCCGAGATGGAGTCGCCGAACTTCAACCACACGGCAGCACCGACGGCGGCGAGAGTGGTCACGGTCTGCACCGATGCCGGCAGTGCGGCGTAGGCATCGGCCAGGCCACCGACCGCAGAGGCGCCCATCTTGAGGGCGGGCACGGCGCCGACGAGGATCGACTCCTGCATGTCGCCAAGGCTGTTCTTCGCCTTCGCGATCTGGCCCGGCAGGGTCTCGCCGAACGCCTCGGCCGACCCACCGAACTCCTTGTTGAGTTCCGCGAGGATGACCTTCTGCGCGCCCATGGTGTCGCCGGCCGCGACCATCTCGGCCACCATGGCCTTCTGGTCGGCGGTGAACGTCACGCCCACCTTCGACAGCTTCGACATGCCCGAGATCGGGTCGTTTAGCGCCTTACCCAGCATCATCGCCGAGGTGGTGGCGTCGGTGCCCATGGCCGTCGACATGTCGGCCATGGTCTGCGTGGTCTGGTCGAAGATGTCGTTACCTTCGCCAGCCTGGTTCTGGATGTTGGTGAACGTGAGGAGCAGGTTCTGGCCGGACTGGATGGCCTCGGCCTCGATGCCGGTCTTCTTCTCGATGCTGGTCGCCAGACCGTTGACCGCGTCGGCGGTGATCCACGCCTCCGCGCCGGTCGACTTGAGGGCGGCCGAGGTCTGCGCGTTGATGCGCTCCACCTCGCCCAACGCCCGCACACCATCGAGCACGAAGGCGCCGATGGCCAGGCCGCCCAGCGCCGTCTTCAACCCGGAGGCCGACGACTTCGCCTTCGACTCCGTGGAGCCGAGCGCGTTGTTCAGGTCCGCGATGCCCTTGCGGGCCTGCGCGGTGTCGGAGGTGAAGACGATCCCGAGCTTCTTCTCAGCCACGCGCGTTCCACCTCTCCTGCTTGATGTCGCTGACGAACGCCAGCCACTCGGGGACGCTCAGGCGTCCGATCTCCCACGGCTTGATCCCTCTGGCAGCGAGCTCGGCGACCATGTCGACGCTCGCCGCCCTCAGGATTGGGGGTCAGTGAGATCCGCCTCGGCGGAGTCCGCCTGGAAGGTGCGGGTGCGGACCTCGGCCATCGTCATGTCGACCGGCCACGTCGTGAGGTGCTGCCGGTACGACAGGCCCGGCTCGCCCGACGCACGGCGCGCGAGCCACACGAGGATGCACACGATCGTGATGTCGGGCGTGATGCCCGAGATGCCGGTCACGTCCTCCCACGGGTAGCTGGTCTGCAACCGGCAGGCCATGCGCTCGTCCATCGGGACGGCCTGCCACGCGAGCGTGTGGACCTCGCCCCGGTAGGACAGCTCGAGGATCTGCTTCGACAGATCCACGGCGGCGGCTTCCGCCTCGGCCCCCTCCGGGAGCGGGCGCGGGGCAACGGCCTTCTTGGGCTTGGTCAACTGGTCCTCCTAGTCACCGAACGCACCACCGGTGATCTCATCGACGGTGCGCTTGATCCGTGCGTCGATCTCCACCGAACGGCGGGCGATCGTGTCGTTCAGGGCGTACGGGCCTTCGCCCGACACACCCACGTCCCACGAGGCGCCGATCCACGGCTTCCCCTTGAACTGGTGGGACTTGCGACCCCAGAACGCCGGAGCCGCCCGGAACTTCCCTCGCGGGGAGCGTGCCCCCGCGATCTCCACGCGGGCCGCCGTGGCGGTCGCGTACCCCTTGAACGCACCGGCGAAGTGGGCTTGCTGCCCACCCATGCCGGACGCCGCCGAGTTCGACCAGCCGGCTACGTCGCGAGCCAGGTCCCGGTTCATGCCGGACAGGGCCTTCGCCCACTCCCGCTCGTTCTCCAGGCCCTTGAGGCTCTTCCTCAGCTGCTTAAGGCCGAGGACATCGACGTAGCCGGCCACGGGCTACGGGATGGAGACGTCGCCGTTGGTGATCGACGCCGTGATCGCGGCGGCATCAGTCGAACCCACGCACTTGAACGGGAGCGACTGGCCAACGATCCCGGTGCCGTTCACCATCGGCGACAACCCCGGCTCGTAGCGGGCGTTCATCGAGAACGACACGACGTAGCTGCCGACCAGGAACGCCACCACGATGGCGAACTGGTCGCCCGCCAGGTACCGGTTCATCTGCGTGAGGTCGTTGAACTCAGCCTCGAACGTGCCCGTGTAGGAACGGAGCCCGGCTTCGAGGGGAGGCAGGATCGTCTTCGACCCGAGGAGACGACGGCCCACGTCGAGACCGTTGTCGCCAGAGATCGTGACGGACTTGACCGGGGCATAAGAGCCACCGATACCGACGGCCGCGTGGTTCCACTTGACCAGCTTCTGTGAGGCCGGGTAGCTGGCCGTGGCCAGCGCCTTGCCGATCGTGAACGACACGCCGGTGCCGGTCGCCGAAGCAGCCGCCGAGATGGTCGCCGACGTGGCCGACGCCACCGCCGTGATGTAGGCGCCGCTCGGGATGCCGGTGCCAGAGATGCCCTTGAGCAGATCGGCATCGGAGAAGACGGCCGTGGCCGACGTGATCGTGGTCGACGCGTTGGTGGTCACACCGTCGGCCACCACACGCGAGCCGTGCTGCGCCGACATGCCCGCCCACGTCAGGGCCAGCGAAGCGATGGAACCGGCCTCACAGGCCAGCTCCCACGAGGCCACATGGCACCCAGCGAAGGTCTCCGGGTGCACAGTGCCAGACACGTCCGGCACACCCTTCTGGATCGTGTACGACGACAGGGCGCCAGGCGTGAACGTGTGGACGTAGGGGCCGCTGCCCGTGGTCGCCTTCCCACCGAACATCGCCTTGAACAGCGGGCCAACCCCGCGGTCGTAGAGGTCATGGGCCGTCTGGCCGCCGACGGTGATCGGGCCGCCGTTGAAGTTGTCGTCGTCGAGCACGCGCCGGCCGGCGATGATCGACTCGGAGTCGACCCGCTCACGGGTGTCCTCCAGCGACTCGTTGCGGAACGGGAGGAACAGCGTCGGATCGACGGGAACGCCCGCCGTAGTCTCGAGGCCGTAGCCGATCTGTGCGGACATGCCGCTTCCGATTGCCATGATCTACTTCTCCTTCTTGGCAGCCGTGGCGGCCTTGGTGGGGGTGGCGGCCGTATCGGCCTTCTTCTCCGCGGCCCGCTTCCAGCCCTGGGCGACCAGGGCCTCGGCGGCGTCGTCGGGGACCTCGACCGTCGCCCCGCGCTTCACGTCGTGAAGGCCGAGGGACGGGACATCGACGGCCTCGAACGGGCCGGGGTAAGTGAGTTTGGGCATGGGTCGACCTCAGGGGGAGAGACGGGTGTGAACTTGGATGACGACCAGGCCATGGCCGAGCAGGCCGTCCGACGGGGTGCGGGGGGCCTTCTGGTTGCGCTCGATGATCTCGGCCGACACGTCCCCGTCGAGGTCGCCGAGCGACGGGTCGCCGACGATCACCCGGTGGATGCCGGCGTCGATCTCGCACAGCCGCTCCATGGCCTCGTCGTGGTCAGTGCGGCCTCGCACGAAGGTCACCCAGTGCAGGTCGAAGGTGTCGTCCTGGTCCTTGGTGCCGGGGCGCATCGTCGGGACGTCGACCTCGGACGAGACGACCATGTCGAGGTACAGCACCTCGGTGCCGGTGATCCCCATGTCGCCGGGCCAGCCGGTCTCCACCTGGCAGCCCTCGAGCTCGGGGCGAGCGATGAACAGGTCCTTTAGCGCCTTGATGACCGACCAGCGGACCGGGATCTGCGCCATCAGGCCACACCCACGCGCTCGTCGTCGAGGTCGTTCAGGAGCCGGTCCACGTCGAGCCAGCCCGTCGGGCGGCCGGCGTTCCAGTCGGGGGTGGAGTAGCGGGTGGTGCCCGCCTCGGAGGAGACCGAGAGGGTGTTGCGGGACACGCCTGACGCGTGGGTCGTGAGGACGCAGAACACGTACTCGGTGCACGCGTCCAACACGAGCGGCGACGGCGAGTCGTAGCCGTGGGAGTAGGTGACGACGACCAGGCCGGTCAGGTCGCCGACGACGTGGATGACGCCGGCCGGGTCGAGCTTGCGTCGCGAGGACGACACCGCGGTGCCATCGACCGTGACGGACGCGACCGAGCGGATGTGCTTGCGGTCCAGCAGCAACCGGTCAGCGCCGGCCACCATGAACGTCTGCACCCGGTCGCGCGGCGTGTAGGCGACACCCCGGTACCGCTCGGCGAGCGACTCGAACGAGGCCACCTGGCCCTCGATCGCGGTGGCCGTCCAGTTCCGCGACGGGAACCGGCCGTCACGCTCGGCGACCTGCGCGGCCGTGAGGTACGGGGTCGCCGTCATGAGGTCAGGCCCGGCCCCGGCCGCGGGCCTTGGGCTTCGACGGCACGGCCGCCTCCACCTCGGGATCGGAGTCCACAGCCACGCCGAAGGCGGCGAGCTCGGCATCGACCTGGGCGACCCGGTCCTTGCGGCCGGTGGCGACGTAGCCGGCCCGCTCGTTCAGCAGGGCTTCCACGCGGGAATCGGACATGGGGGTGACCTCCCAGGGTCATGGGGAAGGGGGGTTGGACGAGAGGCGGGCCTCGGAGGCCGGCCCGCCTCTCGTCCAGACGTTCAGACGTTCAGGGTCAGAACGTCGGGGCCACGAGGCCCGTGCCACCGACGGTGGCGATGGACTTCGGGTAGCGGCCGGTGGTCACCGCGGCGTAGCCGTAGGCCACGAGCTTCACGGTCAGCGAGCCGCCCGTGGTCTGCTCGAAGCGCAGCTCCTTGGGGGAGCCGTCGCCGTCCTCCCACAGGAGGATGTCATCGGCCTTGGCCACGACGACCAGGTCCTCGTTCGTGCCGCCACCGAGGTTGGTGGCCATGTTGGCGTCGGTGATGACCGGCAGGCCCTGGATGGTGCCCACGACCTGGCCGTACTCGGCGGCCTTGCCGATCCCGGCGGGGTTCTGCGGGGCCTCGAGCGACACCAGCGGGCGGCCGGTGGTATCGACCTGCGCCGTGCACCAGCCCCAGCGACGGGGGTGCATGAAGATGGCGGTGGCCGGCATGAACCGGGTGCCGTTGATGCGGTAGATCGCGTCAGCGAGCTTCGGCCAGAACTCGGCGAAGGTCGGCGACGCGTCGGTGTAGGTCACCGCGCTGATGCCGGAGGTGCCGACGATGTCGGCGTACACGGCGGCGTCGAGCACGGTGGCGTAGTGCGAGGCCAGATCCTGGAAGATGATCTGGTCGATGCCCACGCCACGCTCGAGCGCCTGACGGGACACGTCCTGCTGACCAGCGATGGTCTGCAGGGTCACGGCGAGGGTGGTCTCGTCGTAGTTCGTCTCCTGCACCGCGTCGTTCTCGGACGCCTGCGCAGCGGTGGCGGTGCCGGTGGTGCCGCGGGGGATGTTGAAGGTCATCCCGGTGGCGGGCAGCGGGAGCTGCCGGACGGCGTTCGCGATCGGGCGCCCGGCGCGGGCGATCGGGGCGAACATGTCCACCAGGTACTGCGGGGGCACGAGCGCACCGAAGGCGCCGGTGCCGACGTCGCGGGACTCACCGGCCATCCGGCCGTGGCGCACCAGCCGGTCCTGGGCGGCGTAGTCGCTCGAGAAGGCCGCCCGGTAGGCGTCCTGGATGAACGAGTGCTCACCGCCCTGGCGGTACACCTCGGGCTCGGCGCCGACCCGGACGGTCGGGGCGGGCGCCCCGCCGATGCGGGCCGACAGGGCCTCGGCCGCGGCCTTGCGGGCCTCGGCATCGACCAGCTCGGCCTCGCGAGCCTCGAGGGAGGCGAGGGCCTCATCGGCGCCGGTGAGGGCGGTGCGGAGCTCGCCGAAGCGGGTGGTCTCGTCGTCGGTGAAGCCGGAGCCGTCGGAACGGGCCTCGGCGTCGGCGATGAGGGCGTCGAGTTCGCCCTGCTGGGCGTCTCGGGCGTCGAGGGCAGCGCGGATGTTCGCGCGGATCTCATCGAGCAGGTTCATGGGGTTGTCCTCCTGGGACACGAGGGGATCGGCCACCCGGTCGGGCGGTCCGTCGTGGCTCTGGTGGGCAGCAGGTGAACCCCAGGTGGTGCCCGACGTGCGGGACCGGCGTGGGATTCGGCGTGTCGCCCGGCGAGTGCCGGGGGGTGGCTCATCCGCGGGAGCGGGAGAGCACGAACGCCTGGGCCTCGGCGAGGGCCAGGGCACCGCGCCGGTCGGTGACCGGGGCGAGATCGGGGGCAGGCTCATCGGCCCGCAGTTGGACGACGGTGGCGGGGTTGGCCGGGTAGGTCACCACCGACACGTCGAAGAGCTTCACCTCGAGGATGCGTCGCTCGGTGTAGTCGGCGTTCCACTCCTGGCGCAGCACCCGGAAGGCGAACGACATCTCGTCGAGGTCGCCGCGGTCCATCGCTGAGCGGATCGTGGCCACGAGCGGCGACATGGGATCGAGGGTCGACGAGCAGCGCAGACCCGTGGCGTCCGACTCGAGCTCGAGCGTCTTGGAGCGGGTGCGGCCGAGCGGCACACCCTCGTGGTTCAGGAGCAAGCGCACGTCGTCGCGCTCCATCACCGACTTCGTGCAGGCGCCCTCGGCGATCGTCTCGACCCAGCCGTACGGGGCGCCACCGGCCACGTCGTAGCCGTGCTCGTAGACCGTGGCGTAGCCGTCCAGCACCGGGAGTCCGGCGTCGTCGAGACGGATCTCACCGCTCGCGAACGACCGGGCCTCGAGGATGCGCCCACGCTGGGACACCTCGAGGTTCGCCGTGCGCAGGTCGGCGCCGTTGTCGGCCAGCCGGGCCAGCACCTCGGGGGGCAGGTTGCGGAGATCGCGTTCAGGCACTGGGGCCTCCTTGCGGGGCGGGGGGGGTGCTCGTGGCGTAGGGCGGCCAGAGGGTGACTTGGCCGGAACCGTCGGGCAGCGGCTCGCGCTCCTCGTGGGCGCGGGCCTCGTCGGGCTTGCCCCATCCGCCACGGATGCGGATGTCCTCCACCTCGGCCTGCGTCTTGAGATCGACCTTGACCAGGGCGCCCGTGTTGATCTTCACGTACTGCCCGCGGGGCACCTGTGCGGAGAGGAACTCCTCGAGGAGCGTGATCCACCACCCGGCGTTCCACGTCAGGTAGCCGAGCGACCGCTGTTCGATGTTGGCGTACGTCATCGAGTTGCCGGACTCGCCGCCGATCATCTCCGGCGGCACCAGGAAGAACCCGGCGACGTCGGCCTTGTTGGCCTTGATCGTCTCGAGGAACTGCGACTCGTTGGGCGCGATCTGGATCGACTCGTACTTCATGCCGAGGCCCAACACGGCGGGCTCGCGCCCCCGAATGGCGGCCATGAACCGGGCCTTGATCGTGGCCGCCTGCTCGGCGTCCACCGGCTTGTCCGTGGTCAGCACCGACGACGGGTGAGCCCCATCGGTGAACCACTGCGACCCGAACTGCCCCGCCGACAGGCCGAGGCCCACCATGCGCGAGGCGTACTCCAGCGGCGACAGCCCGATCGGCGAACCCGGCACGGTGAACGCCGGCCAGTGCAGCAGGTCCGAGCCGATCGACTTGCCGTCGACCAGCCACTCCACCGGGCCGCCCACGCGCGGACGCTTGGCGGTCAACCGGCTGGGGTCGAGGATCTCCGCGCCCGTCGGATACAGCAGTCGGTCACGCGACGACACGGCGCCGAACACGTTGCCGCGAGTGAGCCACGACATGTAGATCTGCCGGCGCCACCCGATCGGCGACACGTCCGCGGAGGGCGACGTGAGCAGCGCAGAAGGAGCCACCTCGAGCGGCGCACCGTCCGAGGCCTTGCGGTACTGCGACACCGGGAGAGCGGCGAGACGGCAGATCAGGTCGATGCAGGACCACACGGCGCCCAGGCGGAGGGCCTGGTCGGTGTCCACGGGGCCACCGCGGTACGGCTGGCCACCCCGATTGGCGGCCAGGACCTCGGCCAGGGAGTCAGCGGAGCGCGCCTCGCGGTCCCGGAACAGGATGCTCACGAGCGCGCCTTGGCGTCGATGGCCACGAACAGGCACCCCAGACCGCCGACGATCCACCCCAACGGAGCGAGGATCATCGCGGAACCGGTGACGAGGCACGCGAAACCGATGGCAGCGACCAGCAGGCGGAGGTGTTCGGACATCAGCAACCCCTCCTTCACCACACAGCAGCGGCTACATCGCCGTGCGACACGTGCTCGAGCTCGACCTTCACGGCGTTGGCCAGGGCGGCCAGGCCGTCGATGCGAGCCCCGGACTTCGACCGGTCGGGCTTCACCAACTTGATGCGGTCGCCGTCGTCGCGCTTGACCTCGGCGCTGTCGACGTTCCAGCGCGCCACCGGGTGGCCACCATGGCCCAGCAGCAGCTCGTCGCCGTGCTCGGCGTCGTGCTTCACCAGGCGCATGACCTCTTTCAGGGCCGCCGACACGCCGAAACCCTGCGGCACCGGAGCGATGTCGAGGCCGAGACGCTGCATGAACTGCGCCGTCGCAGTCGCCTGCGCCTGGTCGTAGCCCACTTTCAAGATGCGGAACCGGCCGTGATCGGCGGCGATCTGCGGGTGAATCGCCATCCCCGAGCCCGAGCGGCCCGTCGTCTCGTCGCCCTCGTAGTCGATCCAGTCGCCCTCGGTGGCGGTGAGCAGGCCTTGCGCCACCCACGTGGACGCGGCGCCGGCCGTGTAGCGATCCAGCGCCTTGAGCTGCGCCTCGGGGGTCCAGAACCGCCACAGCACCGCGGGCGGCTTGCCGTCCTCGGCCGGGAACCGCAGCACCCACGCGGCCAGGTCGGTCGTCGACGCCAGGTCCAACCCGGCGAAGCACGACCGGCCGACCAGGTCATCCTCGACCACCATGCCCGCGCCGGCGTCCCACAGCGGGACCGGCATCCACCGCGTCACCTGGGCGACACGCTGGTTCAGCTGCAGCTGGCGGAAGGCGTTCTCCTTCTCCGGTTCCGACAGCGCCTCGGACGCCATCGTGCGCATCTCGGCCAGCGACTTGAACGTGCCGAGCGCCGGGTTCGGCCACCACCAGTTCGCCTCGTCGAACGGGTCCGCCTCGAGCGGGGTCTTGCGCACCCAGGCGAAGATGTGCGGCGCCCGGGTCGGATCCTCCTGGGTCTTCTCGGCCTCGTCGATGAGGTCGGCGCCGAAGGACTGCGGGACGTTGGTCTCGGTGGTGATGGCCACCATGAGGGCCTGCGCACGAGCACCGAGGGCGGTGCGCATCGCATCCCAGAGGGTGCGGTCCGGCATGGCCAGGACCTCGTCCAACACGAACCCGTGCGGGTTGTGGCCGAGCTCGCCGAGCGCATCGGCAGGGATCACCTCGTAGAACGAACCCGTGTCGTCGTCGTAGATCCGCCGGGCAGCCTTGTTCTCGCCGAGGCGCTTCGACAGCACCGGCGACAGCTGCATCATCCGGCGAACCGGCTTGAACACCTTGCCCGCCTGGCGGGTCGTCTTCGCCGCGCCGTAGACCTCGGCGCCCTCCTCGTCGTCACCGACCAGCAGGTACAGCACCAGCGCCGCCACCAGGGCGGACTTGCCGTTCTTGCGGGCCATGACGATGTAGGCGATGCGGTAGCGCCGCACGTAGCGGCCCCACTCCGACGACCACACCACCTCGCCGAACAGCGGGCGGATGATCTCGAACTCCTGCCACGGCTCCAACACGAACGCCTTGCGGGCGTACGGGCCGGTCGTGTGCACGAGCAGCTCGGCGCAGAACGCCACCACCCGATCAGCTCGAGGCTCGCAGTAGTGCGCCCCCCGCTTCGTGCAGGCTTTGCCGTCGAACACGTAGCCGCAGACGCCGCCGGCCCGGGACTTCGGGCGCCACCGCTTCGACGGATCCGGCGGCGTGTACGGCGGGCGCTTGCTAGGAGAGGAGCCGCTCCGGGTTCTTGCGCTCGCCATCGGCACCTCCACCAGCAGCCACCCCGGTGCGGTCCGAGGGGTTCAGGCCGAAGCGGGCACCACGCCGAGCGGACACCTCCAGCGCCTTCGCCTGGATCAGCACCCACTCGTTCGGCACCACCCGGGAGCCGGTCTCGACGCCGTTGCGGTCGAACACCGGGCGCTCGACCACGTAGCCCTGCTCGGCCAGCTCAGCGGCGGCCTCAGCGATCGTGGCCACCGCGTCGCAGTACTCGGCGAAGGCCTGCACGTCCCAGAACGTCAGCACCTTCTTGGCGATCAGGTCGGGAGCCAGGCGCTCCCACTCGGCCAGCGCGTCATCGCGGGTGAGCCACGCCGGCGGGACGATCTCACCCTCGGCCGGCACCGGCTCGGAGGCGTTCGGCTTGCCGCCCTTGAGCACCGTCAAGGCGGTGGGTTCCTTCGGAGGTCCGTGCTTGCCCAATCTCGCCCTCCCGCTACAGGTGTCAACAGAGCACCCCACAAGGCCGCGGCCGAGGCCCTGTCGGCCCGCATCGGCGGGGCGCCCGCCCCCACCCTCCGGGGCGGCGCCGGGCCCGAGGTGTACCGCCAGGGCGGGGGGCACCCGTTCATCCAGGA